TCATCTTGAGGCACGCCAAACGACTTGAGCGCTTCTACCTCCGCTCGGGTCTTGGCGGTTGGCTCGTGTGGGTGTCTAGGCATTCCTTATTACCATCCTCTGTACCCTGTACTTTGCTGGATGTTTTTGCTCACGCATTACTCGCTCTGCCGCAGGCTTGTGAACAAACATGGCACCGTCCAACGGTGCACCATCGTGATCATACACTACGCACCACCGCTCAAACACGCTCAGCCTCTAAGTCGGCGTATGTCTTACCGCTCTGCTCATGGAGAGCTTGCTGTCCGGTGAAGTCCTGCCATCGGTTAATAATGACGTCGCAGTATTTGGGGTCTAGCTCCATGCAACGGCCATGCCTTCCGTGTTTCTCAGCTGCGATAATCGTGGTGCCACTGCCGCCAAAGCTATCCAGCACTGCGTCTCCACCTTTTGTATTGTTGAGAATCTGATAAGCGAAAAGCTCGACCGGCTTCATTGTAGGATGCTCGCCACTCCGAGAAGGCCGGTTAAACTCCATGACGGTTGTCTGCTTTCTGTCTGCCGCCCAAAGGTGTCCGGCGCCCTCTTTCCAGCCATACAAACATGGCTCGTGCTTCCAGTGATAATCTTGTCGGCCCATCACTAGAGAGTGCTTATTCCAAATCAAGCACTGGCGAATAGTCCATCCGATATCTTTAGCAGCGCCACGAAAATTGTAGCCTTCTGAGTCTGCGTGCCAGATATAAAAAACCGCGCCAGCTTTCATGTTTGCGTCGGCGGCGACATAAGAGTCTGATAAAAACTGGCGAAAATCCTCGTCGCTCATCTCATCATTCTGAATTGTGAGCGCGTCGCTCGTCCCGCCTTCATAAGCCACGTTATATGGCGGATCGGTTAGCCACATATCGGCCTTATTGCCATCCATCAAACGCTCAATCGCATCAATGCTAGTGCTATCCCCACACATCAATCGATGGTTCCCCAGCACCCACACATCGCCCTCAACTGTCACCGGCGTCTCCGGTTCCTCGGGCACTGCGTCCTCGTCCGTCAGGCCTTCCTCCGGTTCCGGGTTGGGCTCCAGCGCAGCGATCTCGTCATCGGTAAATCCCGTCAGGTTGAGGTCGAACCCGGCATCTTGCAGCTCGGTAAACTCCACCCGCAGCAATTCATCATCCCAACCAGCATCTAGCGCCAGCCGGTTGTCAGCAAGAATGTAAGCGCGCTTCTGTGCGTCACTCAGGTGCGCGGCCTCGACCGTCGGCACTTCGTCCATGCCCAGTTTCTTCGCTGCCATAATCCGCCCATGACCGGCGACGATACCGTTCTCGCCGTCAGTGATGATTGGGTTCAGGAAGCCGAACTCGCGGATGCTTGCAGCGATCTTATCAACCTGATCGTCGCTATGGGTGCGAGCGTTCCGGGCGTAAGGAATCAAGTCCTCGACGCTCTGTTGTTTATAATGGGGAAAATCCATCATTCCAATCCTATATCGTCGCGGCAGCGTGCGCACGCATTGTTTACTAGCCGAGGCGTATGTTGACCGCACCAATCGCACTCGCCGGGTGTTCCTTCCGGTATATCGGAGCTAACAGCTTTAAGCGCAGCCTCGCGCATGGCTTCCGCATAATCGTTTGCGCGATCTATGTCATCAGCCATCGGTGTAGTTCTCCATCAGCTCCCGCTTAACGAACTCCATGAGGAACACGGCATCCCGACAGCTAAGGCCGTTGGCGCCAAACGCGATCTCGCCATCCTCGTCAAAGCCAATCAGCATGACGTCATCGAACCGGCCTTTATGCTGCTCAAGGAAGTCATCTCCACTTAGCTTGGCCTTGCCTGTCTCTAAGTCGTAAACGTTGCTCATGGGCGTTCCAGCGTGCGCTCTATATACCAGATGGCTTTGCGCAGAGATTCAACGCCGCCTTTATGCTTATATCTCCATAAATACTTGATCGCATTCAGTATTCTGAAGTCATGGCCGCTTTCGGATAACTGCTCAAGCACGTCTATGCACTCAATTCCGCCCTGAGTGTAGTGCGGCGGATGATTCACCACATCCTCATCGAAATCCAAGAACTCCTCGTCTTTTACCCGGACGTTTTTTTCGTAGGCCGGGGCGTCGTATTCATCAACTATCGGCTCGCGTTTTCGGAGCTCGTGCATAGCTGCCTCTGCTTTAGCTCGACGAATCGCAATCGCTTCCTCACGGAGTCGAGCGGCCAATTTGTCCTTGCGACGCTCTTCTAGCTCAATGCCAATATGATGCATCCTTAACTCCCGTTTCCGTCTAGCCACAAAGCACGCTCGCCGTGCCAAATCATCGGAATCATGCCGACTGGGCCTTGCCGTTGCTTTTCGACCAACACTTCGGCGTCGCGTTCATCGGCTGTATCGTTGTAAACCGCGTCCCGGTAAAGCATCAAAATGTTGTCGGCCTCTTGCTCTATCTGACCGCTCTCTCGCAAGTCACTCATGTTTGGGCGCTTATCCTGCCGTTGCTCAAGGTTACGGCTTAGCTGACTGAGTAGCAACACCGGAATCTCTAGCACAGCGGCCATCGTCTTCCAAGCGTGGCACTGGCGCACGATCTGACCCATTGTCCATGAGGGCGCGTCCAATACGCGAAGCGGCAAAGCGGCTATGCCCCGGCTTGCACTAGCAAGATGTTCCCAGTCCTGCGGGTTGAGGTTTCCTCGCCGGAGATCGCTGACCGAAATACCTGCCGCCGAAGCCGCCAGCCGCATGCCTAAACTGACCGCATCCATTTCAACGCTGATGAAACCAACCTTGGCCCCGAGCTTCGCCGCGTTGACTGCTGCGTTCATTCCAAGCGCTGATTTACCCATACCGGGCCTGCCAGCAACAATAGTCAAATCGCCTTGATGCCAGCCGCCGAGTTTCTGATCGATTGATCGCCAGCCTGTTTTAAGACCAAGCTGACCGCCTTCAGATGCCGCGTCGATCCTTTCGACTGTTTTGGCCATAAGTTCCTGCGCTGAATAGTCAGCCTTTTTCTCACTTACTTGACCGCCGATTAGCTCCGACATCAAAGACCCGCTTAGCTTATCCGGGTCGGTTTCGCTGTCGTCAATTATACCTCGAGCGACCGCCTGCAAGCGCCGACGTTTAGCCTCACGTTTGACGATGCCTGCGTAAGAGCCTATTTGGCTGGCGCTGCAAGTGATTTGCATGCAGCCTCCCAGCTCAGTCAGGCATGATTTGTAGCCGCTAAGTGCGTCCTGCAAGGCGACGCCGTCAGCGGAACCGGTCATGGTCAGTAGCTTTGATATCTCCTGCCATATCCGACGGCCAGCATCCGTTGAAAAGTCATCAGCGCCAATGTTGACTGACATAGCGCCGTCGTTGTTCAGCAACGCCGCCTGTATCAACGCTTGCTCTGTTGTATTCATAGCATCTTCCTCCGTCGCGGCGTTTGTTCGCCTGATGATTTCTCCCAAGTTCTAACCGCCGCCTTCCAATCCTTCATCTTGTTCTTGCCGACCATCCAGCCTTTGGCGGAATAGAAGTTCACGAACCTTTCAGAATCCACAAGGTTCTTACGTTCTTTGCAATAGCTTGCAACCTCATCGACGGTGGGTGGGACAAACCGCTTGGCGGTTTTGGCCCTATTCTCTTCTTGGTTATTGGTTATTGGGTATTGGTTAGCATCGCTAACGCATAAATCCGCATCGTTTTTTGATGCGTTCGCATTACGGTCGCTATGCGTTCGCATTGATTGCGCATCCCACCGATGCTTTGCTGACCTCCTAGCCGACTCACTTCTTGCTCTAAACCCAGCTATCTCTTGGTCGCATCGCTCGTGCGACCATCGACCATCTCGGTAGGTGAAAAAGTGCTCAAGCAACAACTCAATCGTCGCTGGGTCGCTTTTGAGCATGAAGGCTAGCTTCTTGGAGTCGTCGGGTAACGGCTCCTCTGTATCGTAGTACATCCAGATCATGCGCAAATACGCCATTGCTTGGCTGTCTGTCAGCATGTCCGTTGCTTGCTTGAAGTCGCCGATATGATGTCTGTAGTAGTGCATTTAGCCCCTCGCTGGCCCCTTGGAAAAAAAGGTGCGGCAACTCAGGGGTAAAGCTGTCCCTGCTGGATCAGAGCAGGTTAGCCGCAGATGAACTATGCCCGAATCCTAACGAAAAAAAAACCGTCCTAGACCGGCGATGCCTTAAAACTCACGTAAGGCGAGTCCGTATAGCTCAGACTGGCCGCTAAGGAAACAACCTGCGAATCATCGTGATATGCCTGCCCGTTGACGGCATCCATGACGGCTTTGATGTAGTTGTCGATGTCCGGGCGGCTTGTGGGCCTAATAAATCCCGACACAGCATCCGCCTTTTTGCGCTTGCTCCAAGAGGTAGGGATACGGATACCAAAATGAAGGTTGAGCGCCAGCGGCCCTTCGATGGGTTCGTTTGGGCAGTGACCGGCGATGACGGCTTCGTAGTCTGCTGACTTCTTCGGCGTGTATGCAAAAGCACGACCGTTTCGCATGGTAACCCGAGGACGCGCTTTAGCGACGGGTTCGATGTAGACGGTAAAACTAACCATGCCTAATGTTGGCGTCTACTTGTGCGAGAAGCTCTCCTTGACTCCCGTAGCGCACTTCAAAGTCCGATGGCGATTGATGATAGCCAATCTCTTGGCCGTGACCATGCCGATGGTGGGCAGCGCACAACGGAATAGTGTGTTCATCCTTGGCTCGCTTGCCCATTGATGACCAATCGTAGCCTTTGAGGTGATGAATCTCGGGCGGCGTCCAGCCGAACCCGGAGTTTCGGCAGACGACACAGCCCATATCAACCAAAGCCTCAAACCGTGCTTTTTTGTCTTTTGCCTTCAATCGACCATCGCTCCTGCCATCTGTTCGATCTGTTCCTCTGTGCAGTCCGGCCAATAAGTCTCAGCAATGTACGAACACAGAGCCGATGTCATGGCCCGGAATGCGGTCTCGTCCATCTTGTCGAATGCAATGCTTTTCGGAACACGCACCTCAACCATGCCGACGTTAGGGACACGCATCTCCATTTGATCGCACTCTACGCCTGATTCATATTGCAAGCGTTTGAGCGCTTGATGGCTTGTCAATAGCTCAAACGTGGATATGTTTTCCTTAGCCAGCGTTCCGATTTGGTGCGCTAGTCGGAAGAAATGCGGGTTTCTCGGCTGCGTGATCTTAGCATGCACGATTTCGCCGAGCCCTAGACGCATATCTCGCAATGCCTCTTGCGCTCGCCCGTCAGCAGGTACGAGGCTACCTTTTTGCACGATCAACTCGATCATACTGATACTCTTTAGGGTAGATGTCGGGTCGGAGCTCATGGCGGCTTACTCCCGTGATCCGCTCAATCGCAATGACGTACTCTGCTGGCAGATTGTCCCGGTGCAGCCACATCCGCACCCGTTCAGCCGTGACTCCGATCCCTTCACCCAGCAACTTGGAGCTGCCAGCAATGGTAACTGCTTGTTTCAGTGCTTGTTTCATAAGCCCATAGTCATGCGCCCTGTGACAATATGCAATACCTGTTGCATAAGCTGTAACGGCATGAAACAATGTATTTGAGTCCAAAGCACAGTAAGGGGTAACGAAAATGGAAAATCCAATGGCATCAATAGAGCACCGGCCCAAAGTCGCGGCGGCCTTTGTCAAGGCGCAGCGGCAGTTTGCACCGGCTTTGAAAAACAGCACAAACCCGCATTTCAAATCGCAGTACGTTGACTTGGCAGGCTGCGTTGAGGCGGTGATGGATGCGCTTAACCACGAAGGCATTGCGCTCGTACAGCGTTCCAAACATGATCCGCAGGGATACGGCTCCGCGCTGACATACGCGCGGCGTTATAGCCTCATGGCTGCGTGCGGTATTGCGCCAGCAGACGACGACGGCAACGCGGCATCAGCGAAGGTCAGCAAAGAGCAGGTGGCCAACATCGAAGCCTTGGCCGAGGAAGTCGGCAAACCAATTGCTGACATCAATAGCTATTTCGGGGTGAAAAAAGTCGCCGATCTACCTGCGGCCCAGTACCAAGGCATCATAAAGACGCTAGAGAAAAAGCGTGAGGAGCAAAAATGAAGCGCATCGAATTAGAGCAAGGCACTCAGGAATGGCTGGCATGGCGGCGCGGCAAGCGCATGGCAAGCGAAACTTCCTCGATCATGGGGATCAACCCATTTTCAAGCGCCGGTCAGGTTCGCAAGGATAAGCAAGGTTTAGGCGAAGCATTCGTCACCGACGCCATGCAGCGCGGCCATGACGAGGAGCCGAAAGCAAGGGAAGCCTATGAGCAAGCAACTGGCCTACTTTATCAGCCAACTGCTTGAGATCAAGTCGCCGGTCAAAGGCAAAGATTCGCCTCGCTGGCAGGATGTAGCCGAAGGCGCGATCAGCGAATACGACTACGCGCAGGTTCAGCATCAGATGATGGTGACTGGCGCAGCCGATTGCGTGTTTCTTGTTTGGAGCGGCGAAGACTACGTCTCGACAGTCGTTCCTCGTAATCCTGAGTTCTTTGAGAAGATTAAAGAAGCGTGGGATGAGTTCTGGCCGACCGTAGAGAGCCGTGACGACGAGGAATGGGTAGAGGCTGCCCAAGCCTACCGAGAGGCTAAGAAAACCGCTGACAAGGCCGCTGCGGAGCTTGAGGAGGCAAAATCAAAGCTGATTGCGCTAACTCCCGGCAAGTTCAGCGGTGGCGACGGCGTCAACGTCAGCAAAATTGAGCGCAAAGGTAGCATCGATTGGAAGGCGGTGCAGAAAAACGAGCTGCCCGATCTTGACGTCGAGCAGTATCGCAAATCAGGTTCAACATTTTACAAAGTGGAGATAGCGGAATGAGTCAAAACGAGCAGGTTTTACAAGCACTAAAGCAAGGCCCGGTGACAGCGGTCGATGCTATTCATTTTGGATGCTTTCGCCTAGCCGCGAGGGTTAAAGATTTGCGTGAGCGAGGCCATGACATCCAGACCCAGTTATGCGTCACTAGCGACGGCAAGCGGTTCGCGAAGTACACGCTCATAAAACAATCACAAGT